ACGGGATCTCAGGGCTCGATTGGACCAGCTGGACCTACTGGGGCCGTCGGCGCCACTGGGTCTGCCGGTCCCGCGGGCCCTGTCGGGCCTCTCGGGCCGCAGGGACCTTCTGGCCCTCCAGGACCACAGGGACCCGCAGGGGCGTCTCCCTCGGTGTACTCCTACACTTGGACTGGACCGCTTAGTCAGTCTTCAGGGTCCACTACCACCGCTTTCTTCTTCACGACGCCGGTCCCCATCACGGGCTACACAGTGAACGCTATTTTGCAGTGGGAAGGCGACACTGACAATGGCTACGGCGCTTACGTGCCTAGCGTTTACGTCACCAACCCCACCGCCGGATATAATCTGTCCTTCGTCGGCACGCCCGCAAACTGGCGTGTGATCAACTATATGTCGTATCCCACCACATCCAGCACGTGCGGTGGTGATGACGGCATAAACCCGGTCGGCTTCACAACATTCAACTTTAACTATCAGGGCTCGTTTAGCAGTGCCAACGTCGCTAACGCCCAGATTCAGGTCTTCGTTCTCTACTGGTAATGGCCGCAATCCCCCAAAACCTCGGGGTTCCAACTGGGACCGTCATGTGGTCAGCTGCTGCTGAACCGCCAGTGGGGTGGCTGGTGTGCGACGGTCGGTCTGTCACTGTGACTGACCATCCGGCTCTCTACGCGAGCATCGGAAACACGTACGGCGGTGACAGTGTCACGTTCGGCTTGCCAAATTTGGTGGGTCGTTTCATCCTGGGATCTGGAGATCCTGGACGTGAGCCATTCACCTACGAAGATGGTGTCAACAAGGCGCACCTTCACGGGATGAATGCGACTCAGACTCACACGCATGGCGTGACCGACCCTGAACACGAGCACCCCACATCCTCCGGTTCTCACTTCCACACTGCTACATCCAGTCACTCTCACGGAAACACCTCCGACCACATCCACTCCACAAAATGGGGCCCGGAGACAGGCCCCTACAAATACGGTTTCTTCACCATGGACTACGCATTGTCCCCAGGTGACTGCCGTTTTCAGACCTACGCTCCCAACGACAACAGTGTCTACCAGCACTGCCCGCGGTGGCGGGGGACTGACTTCATGGAGACTGTCTATCAGCAAACTGAGGACCCAAACTTCACAAACTCCACAGGCAAGACTGGCATCACGCTCGTCGCCCCCAATGTGACTGGGATTTCAATTCAGACTGCTGTTACAGGTGTGACGCTCGCGCTTCAGACCACCGGCATTAGTCTCGAGCCATCGCTGTCTAATTTGGTGACTGACCCCTTTGGTGTGATAGGCGGGCCCCGCCCGTCAAACATCGCTTTTCTGCCGATAATCCGAACCTAACATGCTACCAACAAACGTTCGCATCACATCGGCTCGCTACGCAAATCCGCAGAATAGCCTCGTGTTTGTTCTGCTCAGCGATGGTGAAACCTGGTATGTCACTCCAAACAATGGGTCTGGACAGGCCAATGTTTTGGCGCAGTGGTTGCAAAGTGGCGGCAAAATCGGTCCCTATGTCCCTCCTGTCCCCGGTGGAGTTGTCCCAGCAGGATCTCTAATCTGGTACGCGAGTTCAAAAGTGCCCGCTGGATATCTTCTTTGCGACGGGCAGGCGGTAAAACGTCTGCAGTATCCGAGTTTGTTTGCCGCGATCGGTGTTACGTTCGGTCCAGGAGACTACCGCTCAACATTCAACCTCCCGGATCTGCGAGGAAAAATGGTGAGAGGATGGGGTCCGGTGAATTCGCTAGACCCTCAACGAGCGTTTGGAACTGATCAGGAAAGCACCACAGGAAAACACCGTCATTCGATCACCGACACTGGACACACTCACGGCGTGAATGACCCGGGGCATCTGCATCCAGTCGATGATCCCGGCCATGTTCACGGTGTGAACGATCCCGGACACGTGCATCCGGCTGGAGCCGACCCCGGCCACCAGCACAGTATCAAGATGTACGAGAGCAACGTGGCTTTCCCGGCAATCCAGGACGGAAGCGCTCCTGTGATTATCTACCCATACTACACGTATCTTGAGCAGTTCCTACCTAACTACGGCTCATACTCGCCTGTCACTGACGTTGCCTCCGCGGATCTAACCGTCAATCAGGGTTCCGCGAATGTCCTCACCGCTGTTGGCGAAGCGAACGTCTCAGACGAATTAGACCCGACATTCATCACAGTAACTCCCGCAACCACCAACATCACCGAGACAGATCTTCAGGGCGGTGTGCGTACTGAACCCGCCAATTTGACCCTACTGCCGTTCATTCGCTACTGACATGGTGCCAATCAAACTCGCACAATACGCAGATCAGGAGAAAACACTGCACTTTGTTCAGTACACGGATGAGACACACTCATTCGTAGACGTTAGTGACAGCACAATGGAATCCGCGCAACTGCGGAGTTGGATCCAAGCGGGTAACACCGTTGGGGAGTTTGTGCCGGTCATTTCAGGTGGTATCATCCCCATCGCCTCGATCATGTGGTTCTGTTCGCAGCGTCCTCCCGAAGGGTATCTGCTTTGTGACGGTAGGGAAGTTAGTCGCGTTGAATACACCCAACTCTTCAGAGCGATAGGCGAAACATACGGGTCTGGTAACGGTGTCTCCACATTCAATCTTCCAAATCTCGTAGGAAGATTCTGTCGAGGGTGGGGGACTCTCAATCCACTGGATCCCGACCGCCAATTCGGTTCCTATCAGGAAGACGCCCCCGGACTTCACAGTCACAATGTGCCGTCCATTACTCATACTCACCCCATCACGGATCCTGGACACATCCACGGCGTGACCGATCCGGGCCACATTCACGGCGTGAATGATCCGGGCCACAATCACACGGTGAGTGATCCAGGGCACCAGATGTTTATCACAGAGCCTCTCACTCACCAAGGATGGCTCTATGCCTTCTCCAACCTCAACCCAGGTTGTATCCGAATGGACAGGCCTTCAGGTTGGTGGAGGATATCTAACTTCGTATTAAGCCCTGAGCAGGCGAACTTACAGGTTCTTACGAGTACTGCCAACGTGCGTCTGTCGAAAGCCCAGTCTAACGTGACTACCAACAATGCCGCGACTGGAATCACCATCGACACAGCAGAAGTCAACATTCCATTCACTGACGTCGGTGGCGACGCTGAAACGCGCCCCGATAACGTCGCTCTTCTGCCGGTAATCCGATTCTAGGGTAAAACTATTTCAACGCCGCCATCTCACTGCCGACAGCATGGCATATACTCCGTATAATTTTCCGGACCAGCCCTTTGACGGCCAGATCTATCCCAACCCCCCGATTCCGGGGACCTTTCAGTACAAGTGGATTGCTGATAGAAAGGTTTGGATTCTGGTCTCGGGTGGAGTTTCCCAGGTTCTGGGGAACGCACCTATCATCATCACTGGCACAGCCTCAGTTCCAACCATCAACATCAGGCCTGCTACTGCAACTCAGTCCGGATTCATGTCCGCCGCTGATAAGGCCAAACTTGACCTTGTTCCGACAGTCCCCGGGTCTGTGACTCGAATCGAAACAGGGGTCGGTCTCACGGGTGGTCCGATCACGACCGCTGGGACAATCGCTCTCCGCCCGCCCTCTGGTCCAAACATTGGTGGAGTCAAAGCTGGCACGGGCGTGATTATTCAGCCCGACGGGACACTTGAGTCTTCCGCCGGTGTGACAGAAGTCATCGCCGGTGTTGGACTCGGTGGCGGGACCATCACCACCGCTGGAACGATTTTCCTCCGCCCGCCTCTCTCTGGAAACATCGGAGGAGTGAAAGCAGGAAATAACATCACCATTCTCTCTGACGGCACGATCAACGCCGTTCAAGGTGGGTCAGCGACTGGCGCCTTCTCGATTCTCGATGATATCTCCCCGTTGTTTGACGGCACAAGAACGCAATTCCCTATCAAAGTTCAAGGCAACGTTCAGACGGTCACTCAGCCGGCGAATCTTTTCCTCGCCGTCGGTGGCATTCTGCAACCATATCCGACTTCGTTTATTGTTGTCAACAACGAAGACATTCGCTTCGGTTTCGCTCCTCCGACAGGTGCAACATTCAGCGGTCGCGTCTTCGTTCCCAACGGTCAATCGTTCAACATTATTGACGACATCTCGTCTCAATTCAATGGCGTAACTGTTACCTTCGGACTAAAAGTCGGAGGTCAACCGTACAGCCCGTTCTCGACCGCTTCACTGTTTGTGCTAGTAGGAGGCATTCTTCAGATTCCAGATGTCGCCTATACTCTAAGTGGAAGCAATATCACTTTCTCAGGAGCGCCGCCTGCCGGGGCAACCTTCAGCGGTCAGGTTCTGGGTATCTAACATGGCAGCCCTCAACTTTCCATCAAACCCCATAGACGGGCAGTTGTATCCAGACCCCGTGGCTCCTGGACAACAGCAGTATGTTTACAGTTCTACCAAATCTACATGGCAGACTGTTTCCAGGGCAGTTGCTAAAGTCTTAGGCGTCACCCCAGTGGTGATAGAGGGTTCTGAACAAGTGCCCGTTGTCACAGTAAATCAAGCTTCTCCGACACAAGCCGGCTATATCAGTTCTACTGATTACGCCAAAATCCAGACTCTCCCGCCGGTCCCAGGCACTGTCACGGAAGTTGTTGCTGGGACTGGTCTCAATGTTACTCCAGCAATCGACGGAGAGCTTGAAACAGCGGGTTCTATCACGACAACGGGCACTATCAATCTAGTCCCCGCCACTCGCACCACGCTTGGAGGGGTGATTCCTGGAGCGGGCCTGAGCATCGCCTCCGACGGTCGGATCGACGTCGCGTCTGCCACTGAAGACTACGCTGTTCTCGATAATATCTCCGGTCAATTTAATGGTGCGACGGTTAGTTTCAATCTCACGGAGTTGGGTGTCCAAGTTTTCCCCACGGGCGTAACCCGAATTTGGATCTTTCTTGGCGGCATCTTTCAAACGCCGGGTTTAGCCTTCACATTTGTTGTTGGTCAGAGTACCATTACCTTCACTGAACCACCAAAGACCGGAACCACTTTCTACGGAGTTGTCTTCTTGTAATGGCCTTCATTTTTCCTGTAAACCCATTTGACGGGCAACTCTATCCCGTCCCGGCTCAGCCTGGAGCTCTTCAGTATCAGTGGAGTGCAGCCTCTCAAGTTTGGTTGATCTACTCCCCGCTGGGAGTTCAGTCCATCAGCGGAATCCTCCCGATTAACGTCAGCAATGGAACCTCAGATGCTGTTGTCAGCATCGTCCCCGCCTCAATCAACACCGCCGGATCGATGTCCGCGGCTGACAAGGCAAAATTGGACGGCATCCCGGCGAATGCCGGTGCTGGCACCGTCACCAACATCACCACTGGTCCTGGGCTTCAAGGAGGACCGATCACGACCACCGGCCAGATCGATCTCGCACCGGCCACAAAGACCACCGAAGGTGGGGTGATCGTAGGCGATAACATCGACGTTTCCCCCAACGGCACGATTTCGATTCCAGCCGGTCGTTTCGGCATCACAAGCATCAACATCGGCCCCGGTCTGGTGGGCAGTCCCGCTCCGATCACAACCACAGGCACAATTTCTGCAGCGCTTGCCACTCGCTTGACTGTGGGTTCTGTTCGCATTGGCAACGGCATCTCTGTGGCGCCCGACGGCACAATCGCCGTGGGCGGAAGTCTTGCAAACGTTGGCGTTTTGGCCTGGGCTTCTATCAGGATTACGAACAACACCGCACCTCCGCAATTCCAGCTTCTTGAGGGGTTCAACATCTCGTCGATTGTCTGGGGTGCGTCCACGGAGTCTCCTCGAGTTCGCATATATTTCTCACAACCGCTAGCGAATGCGTACTACGGCTTTGCCTGGGGCGCCACTTCGTATCAGTTTGGGGGTTCCGGAGCTTTGTTCCAAGTCAACCAGAACATCACGGTTGGTTTCAAGACAGCCTCGTATGTCGATCTGCAGTTGCTCACCTTTAACACGACCAACTGGACAACTGGAACTGGAAATTTCCTTTGGAATGCCTGGTCATCGCTGAACTCGGCTCCTCTTACCGCATCATCCCATCTGTTTGAATTTGACATCGCAATCATCGACACACAGAATTTCTGATCATGGACATCATCGTTTACGCGGATCCCGAAAATCCGGCACCCTCCAGACTTCAGGTGATGTACCCCGGTCTGGACACTCTTGAGGAGTCGGCATTCAAATATCTTGACCCATTTGGGATTGAGTATGTCATCGTTGACGACTCGGTGGTCCCCGATTCACCATACATCGCCGCAGCCCAAACTGTGGAGATTGTGTCGGGAGCACCCGTTTTTGGGTGGGACTTCGCTTATGCACAGCAGATCGCCACAGCATACAATGCCAGTTATTGGCAGATGCAGTACAATCAAGGCATTTACGGTCTCAGCATCTCAAACGATTACCAACTTAACCTCGCCATCGCCACACCTGAAGAGGACAGAACACCCGATCAAATTGCCGCTGTTGAGTTTCTGACGGGCATCAACGGTCTTCAACTGTCGGTCCAAGACTCGATCGACGCCGCAACCACAGGAGAAGAACTCATTACTATCCTGAGCCAACTCGGGTAAAATCATCTAGCTGAATGAAGAGATGGCCAACGCTTTCGTAAAAGCCCAATTCATGGATCCGCCTGGGGGCCCGAACAGCGCCTCCCCCATTGGCGCTGTCAAAGCGGGGCAGGGGATCATCATCGCAGCAGACGGCACGATCAGCACTGCCGCTAGCGGTGGAACTGTCACCGACATTGTTTGCTCCAACGGGATCCAGGGCGGTGGCCAAGGACCTCAAGTTTTTCTTTCTCTCTTAGCACCAGCAGGCACAGCTCTGGGCGGTGTGAGAACAATCGCAGGAAGTGGGATTTCGATTGATTCGGACGGGATCATTCGAAACGTTAATAACACCTCCATCAGCAGTGCCGTAGGACTGAACGTCACGGATTTTGGCGCTGGTGCATTTAGTATCGATCTCAAACCGGCCGGCGCTACGGCCCCACTCCTCGGGGGTGTGTTTATTCCCTCCGGCTCTGGTCTCACAGTCGGACCCACAGGTGCTTTGGCTGTAGGTCCTGCCACCGTCACCACACTTGGCGGTATTAAACCTGGGACCGGCGTAACGGTTTCTCCCGACGGCACCCTCAGCGCCACTGGAACAGGTGGCACGATCACCGGCGTTGGCGCCGGAACCGGTCTCGGTGGTGGTGGAGTTACCGGAGCGGTCACTCTCTTCCTTCGTCCCGCTACGACGACCACCATAGGCGGTGTTTATCCTGGCGAGAACGTCACAGTCGACCCGGACGGTCGCCTCAACGTTTCTGACGCAGCTCTCGGGGTTATCTCTGTTGCTGGAACTTTGCCTGTCGTTATCACAGGCACGCCAACCAACCCGATCGTTGGTGTCAATCCAGCGACAACCGCTGCAACTGGCATCGTTCAACTGAACAGCGCGATCAACTCCACAAGTGAGGCTCTCGCGGCGACATCGCTCGCCGTCAAGACTGTCGCCGACATCGCCAACGCGGCACTTCCGCGTGCCGGCGGGACAATGTCCGGCGCCATCACCTTCACCGGTGGTCAAACATTCCCGGGCACCATTCCAGCGAGCTCTTTCACCCAGACAGGTGGATTGCTGGTTGGTGACACCTCACCTCCTGGCTACGCTCAACTCCCTGTTGGCTCAAACGGCCAGGTCTTAGTCGCTAACTCTAGCGCCCCATTAGGCATTGAGTGGCAGACGAGTCTTTCTAACCCGACTCTTCAAAATGTCACCGCTAACGGCGCGACTACCAACATCGCGACAACATTCCAAGGTTCGGTTACTTTTGGTGAGGATAACCTCACAACAAGGCTGGACGGCCGCTCCATCAGTTTTTACACTACCGGCACTGTCGATCCCTTAATTAAGATTGACAACCAACCAGGAGGAAGCCAGGCGTTTTTGTTCGGGCCAGACTTCTTTATTCAGTCTCCTCCCGGCGGGACAGCCGTACTACTCGGAAATCGTGTCCCCGCACAAGGTTCTCTGACGCTCAACGGCAACACTGCCTTGAACTTGGAGTTGAACGAGACTACCAAGGTTGTTCTCGACTCAACCGGCTTCAGCGTCAACACCCCGTTCAAAGCCTCAAACCTAAGTTATCCAACGGCCGACGGCGCAGCTGGGGCTGCTCTGGTTACTAATGGGTCCGGTACACTGAGTTTCAGCACTGGTTTCCTCCAGAAAACGGGTGGCACAATGACCGGGGACATCACGTTCTCCGGCACTCAGACTTTCCCTGGTGTTCTTGTTAACGGGTCTATTGGAGGTAGTGGGGCGATCGTTGTTGGTGGGACGCCATCCAACCCTCTGATCTCTGCAAGCACTGCCACAACTTCAGCACTTGGTGTGGTTCAGCCTGACGGCACGACGATCACCATCAACGGAAGCGGCGTGATTTCAGCCGCTGGGTCCGGGTCATCTCTACCACTTGCCGGTGGTACGATGACCGGCAATATCGTGTTCAATGCCGGTCAAACCTTCCCCGGCACGATCGCCTCTTCACTCCTCGATGTCACGGGCGACATTGTCTACGCCTCCGCCACAAACACTCCCGCCTCGCTGCCGATCGGCGCCGCTGGTACGATCCTCGCCGTCAACTCCGGCCTCCCGGCCTGGAGAACGTCAGCTCAGCTCGGTCTGCTCACATCTGCCACCGCTGCCACCACCTACGCCCCTCTCGACTCGCCGGCTTTCACAGGCCCGATCACCGTCACCTCCGGTGGGTCATCTGGGTCAAATGCGATGACCATCAGTGGCGGAAACTTGGTTCTCGCGACCAGCTTCACGCCGCCGAGCTCCGCTTCCACCGGCAGTGTGGGTGAGCTCGCTTGGGACAACTCTGGATACCTCTACTTCTGCTACGCCCCGAATACTTGGGGTCGCGTTCAAATCGACCTGACTCCGTTCTGATAACTGATGGCTCAGCTAAACTTCCCTGACAATCCCATCGACGGGCAACTCTACCCGAATCCGTGTCCCGCGGGGGTGACTCAGTACAAGTGGGACGTGGCTTCAGGTATTTGGCGCATCGTGGGTGTTGCGACAGGAGTCACACCTGGAACTTTCGGTGATAACATCACGGTTGGTCAGTTTACTGTAGATGTCGCTGGAAAAATCACAGCAGCGGACAATATTCCTATTCGTGACGCAACTGTAAATAGCTCGGGTGTTGTCCGACTTAATGACAGCGCGTCGAGTCTCAGCATCACGCAAGCACTCACCGCTCGTGTCGGCAAATCACTTCAGGATCAGATCGGCAATCTTAACAACTGCATCGTTCCGGATCACGCGAACATTGTCTCCGCTCTCAATGATCTTCAGAATCAGAACATCGAGCTTCAAACGAATGCGATGATCTGGTGCGGCTATTATAATGCCCTCGAAGGAGACATCAGTTTTGTTAGCATCACCGGCCAACGACTCGGCTATGTAGTCGGTCAAGAACTCCCTCTGCCATCTGCGGGCAACGGAGGAGACTTCTTCATCGTCACCGAATCCGGCAACCCGTATGCGGCAGGAGATTTCAACGCGCCTGACAAATTCATTGAAGCCGGAAACTGGATCATCTCTGAAGCAGTCAGGTGGTCCGAAGTCAAAGCGAAAGGGAATCTGGCCGCTTCTGACATTTCCTGCTTCACACTTCCCCCTCTGACCGCCAACAACGTTCAAGGGGCGATCACTCAACTTTCGCAACTCATAAGAACCGGGGGTATTGGTGGCGCCACGATCAGCATCAATCCCCCCGCCAGCCCATATCAAGGCCAACTTTGGTGGGACAACGAACGGGGCTATTTCTACATTTACTATCGTGATCCCAATGGCGACCAGTGGGTCGAGATCGGTGGTGGCGGATCTGACGCGCTTCAAAGTGGTGGTGGTGGAATCGTTCTGCTTGAGACTGGGGTCGGTCTTCAAGGTGGTCCAATCACCTCTGAAGGAAAGATTGCGTTGGTGCCGGCCACCAAAAACACCCTTGGAGGTTTCATTCCTGGACGTGGTCTGACCTATGAGGTCGCCACAGGTTTGACTGGGGTTAGTCTTTCCGCGAATTATAACAGCGCCAGTCCAGATGTCGCATTCAGTCAAGCCGGAGCGAATGCTCTCGCGACATCTATTCAAGCACTTTCAGGAGCCAACGTTCTTGCCGGAACTTACAATGCTCAAACAGGCCTCCTAGTTTACGCAACACCGGCGGGTGTGGCTAAAGGATTCAAAGCAAACGACCCGCTTCCTGTCGCAAGCAGGACGATCGACAACTATTATGTCATTGTCACTGTCGGGGGAAACTTCGGCCCCGACGGAGTCCAGCCCTCGGGAGCTGGGGACTGGTGGCTTTGCCAGGCCGACGACAACACCCTCCCCTCGTGGTTTCTCATCGATTTTGAGAACCTTGGCGCCGCCGCTGAAAACGTCACCGTCAATCGGATCTCCGGAATCGATTTTGCCAGCAACGTTCAAACCGCTTTAGAGGCGATTGAACTGCAGGTACAGGGTCGCATAGAATTTGCTCAATCGACAACCGAAGGTCTCACTGTCACCGTTTCTGACCCGGACCCCAATGACAATGACGGCACACGTCTTGAAATTGGAGTCAATTCCGCGTCATTGACTCAGAAGGGAATCGTCCAACTCACGAGTGATGTAACCGGCAATTCCGAGTCTCTGGCAATTACACAACTCGCCGCCTCTGGGCTAAATAGCAAAATTAGCGCCATCGCGGGCGCCAACGTTCTCGCTGGAACCTACAACGCAAATACGGGTCGTGTCACTTCCGTTACTCCGGCTGGTGCCTCTAATGATTTCATTGTTGGTATCAACGCCCCAGACGCTGCGAAAGTTAGAGATAACTACTATTTGATTGTGACCGTTGGCGGCGGTTTCGGACCTCCGGGAGCGTCGCTCCCTCCAGGTGGAGTGCAACCTGGAGACTGGTTCATTGTAGAAAATGAACCCACATTCGCCCCTACGTGGGTGACCATCGATTTTGACAACCGCACGACAACGGCTTCGCTGGTTGCTGTCACCCCGATCCCCAATCTTTCTGCGACTGACGTTCAAAACGCCCTGCTGCAGATTGAGGACCAAGTTGATAACACCATCACAGGCGTTCTCAGTCAGAATGGCGGTATCACGGTTGAAATCACTCCTGCAAATGCATCCTTCGGATTCAATTCCAAACTCACACTGAATCCCGCCACTCCAACAGGCATCGGTGGAGTCTTTGTCGCCCCTAACAACGGCCTCATCCTAACGCAAGCCGGTGGACTGTCAGTGTCCCCGGCTACTAAAACCGTTGTCGGTGGAGTTAAGGTCGGGTCCGGTCTTGACATCAGCGGTGACGGCACGATTAGTTTGGGGTCCGGAGTTGGCACGGTAACGTCAGTCAATGCCTCTGGAGGCGACACTGGCATGACTTTCAGTGGCGGTCCGATTCAAACTTTTGGCACGCTCACACTCGATGGCACACTGAATGTCACAAGCGGGGGAACTGGGGCAAACAGCGCAACCGGCGCTCTTACCAACCTCCTGCCAAGTCAGTCTGGAAACGCTGGCAAAGTTTTGACGACCAATGGAAGCACGGTTTCATGGGGTGCAGGCGGGGGTGGAGGCGTTCAGTCTATTACGTTCCAATCCCCGCTCACCGGCGGAACTATATCTAACACAGGGACCGTTGGAATCCAAGTCGCTAATGCTTCCCAAGATGGGGTGATGACGGCCGCTTACGCATCTCAGGTCGATAAACTGCCTTTGAATGTCGGCACTAACTCCTCAGGAAACAGGTTCGTTTCCAGCTCGACGCCAACACCGTCCGATGGTGTTAACGGAGATATTTGGTACGTCGTATGACAATTAGTGTAAAAGACGGCGGACAATGGAAATCCGCTAAACAGATCTTTGTCAAAGATGGCGGAGTGTGGAAAGAAGTTCAACAGCTTTATGTAAAAGATGTCGGATCTTGGAAGCAAAGTTATGTAAATAGACCCCCATACCAGGACAGTGTAACAATCACAGTCGCCGGAACTTGGACGGTCCCAGCGGGAGTGACGACCGTACGAGTCACTTGTTTTGGGGGCGGCTCTTCGGCCTCTGGAAACACATCTTTCGGGGGAAAAACTAAGGCGACCTTCAATGTGAGTCCTGGGGAAACTTTCAGAGTCGACTTCTTTAGCGGAGGGAGCTCATGGGACGTGGGCTCGCGAGGCGGGCAGTCTTCAGGTGGTGGGTCGGCTGCGGCCATTGGTTTAAATACTGGGAGTACTCTCACACAGTCCACCCTTTACATGATCGCTGGCGGTGGTGGTGGATGTTCCCCATCTGGAGCGGGTGGCAACGGCGGAGGCAGTTCTGGAGGAAGCGGGGGTGGAAGCAACTCAGGTAAGGGCGGAACACAAAATTCAGGCGGTGCTGGAGGCGCGGCTTCAGGCGGCAACTCCGACCAAGACGGAAACCCAGGAGGAGCTCTTTCGGGTGGCTCAGGCGTCACCGCAAGACCCGGTGGTTGCGGAAGCGGTGGTGGATCTGCTCCGGGCGGCGGAGCGGGCTGGTTTGGGGGCGGAGGAGTTTCTGGAGACTGCACCGGCGGGAACGCTGGCGGCGGTGGTGGCTCATCTAGACTTCAGATCCCGGGGGACCGTTCACCTCAAGAATTGGAAAATTCTCAAGGAACAAGTTCCGAACTCAAAGTGTTCATTGAGTATTGAGGGTAAAACTCTACCAAATCAGCCAAGTTTCGTATAAATGGCTCTTACCAAGGCGCAATTGATGGATGTGCCAGGTGGTCCTGGTGTGGTTGGCGCTGTCAAGGCTGGCAGTGGAATCACGATCGGGCCTGATGGCAGCATCTCAGTAGGCTCTCCCTCTGGTGGGGCGGTTACACGTGTTCTCGCGGGAACGGGTATTGCAGTGACCCCGACATCCGGATATGGAGACGTCACCGTGTCCGTGGATCCCACTACCACGGTCACAAAGATCATCGCGGGAACCTCGATCACCCTCTCGCCTTCGAGCGGTCTTGGCGATGTCACAATCAGCTCGGCTGGTGGCGCCGCCGGGCCTCCGGGCCCTCCTGGACCAGGTGGATCTCCGGGAAGCAACGGTGGACCCGGTCCTCAAGGTCCTCCCGGACCCCCAGGCCCTCCGGGACCAGTCGGTCCAGGACTTGTGGGACTTCAGTCTGCCACATATGATATCTCCGGTACTTTCACAGTTCCAGCCGGCGTCACAACTCTGACCGTGTCGATGACAGGCGGTGGTGGCGGTGGTGGAAATGGATACACAGTGGGTCCAACATCATTCTTTGTCGGTGGCGGTGGTGGTTCCGGGGGAGCGATCTATGGCCAATCGTTCTCCGTAACTTCGGGTCAAGTGATCCCAGTCACGGTTGGTCAAGGTGGTATTGGCGGAGCTTTGGGTTCCTCTGGAGACCCAAGTTCGTTCGGTCCACTCACAGTGACAGGTGGCTCTTGGACACCACTCAGCAATGCGACTCCCACATCCCCAGGCATCGGCTCCCCTGCAGGTTCGCCGGACGGCAACCCCGGGGCGTCAGGAAGTCCTATTGTGACCTCCGATCCCAGTGCCTTCTCTCTCGGTGGTGCTTCCGGCATCAATGAGCTTGGTCAGCGCGGTGGTGGTGGAAATGGCGGCAGTTCGTCATACACCACTGGACAATCTGGACAACCTGGTCGGGTTTACATCACCTGGACCTACGAATAAGCAAATCACCTTCATCAATGGATAAACTAGTCCAGCAGATTAAAGTTCTGTCCAAGACCGAACTTCAGGAAATCAATTCCATCATTGACTCTTTCAGTGATCGGTTTACGCAGTCAACTGTCTTTACGAACGATGACTCGGGTAATTCAATCCTTGACGCGAGTTACCGTACCAGTTGGGGCACGGGCATCGAACCTGGAAGTGGTTTAGAGCAGAAGATTCACTCCGCGATGGACCGCGGACTTGTAGAGTACAGAAAGAGACTCGTGGAATATCACGAGATGTTTCAATACTGGCCCGTTCCATTCTCGACTGAAACTTTCTGTGGGAGGGAAGACATTCAAGTTCTTCAGTATTCCCCTGGACAGGAGTATGTGTTCCATCACGATCAGTCTGACTATATCAACAACAGCGCTTATTACAGAACTCTCTCCACGATTTTGTATCTAAACGATGACTTTGATGGAGGCGGCACCGCATTCCCTCACAAGACATTCAAACCAAAGGCGGGTCACGCTTTGTTCTTCCCCTCGAACTGGTGCTACCCCCACTCCGGACAGAAAGTTATCTCGGGGTCAAAACGTGTTGCGGTCACTTGGTGGTACTGCATCCGAGAAAAAGAGGGGTAAAATCACCGAAAGCACTATTGGCATATGGCTCTGAACATTGCCCAACTCATGGACGTTCCGGACGGTCCCGGTGTCGTTGGGGCGATACGGGCTGGTTCTGGAATAATCCTATCTCCTGACGGTCAGGTTTCAATCGACCCCTCTTCCACTGTGGTGAAAATCACTGCGGGCAGCGGAATCTCATTGAATCCGACTTCAGGCGAAGGCGCCGTAACTGTTGGCGTGAACTCCACTCTAACAGTAACTCGTCTGATTCAGGGCACAAATGTTCTCCTCGTTCCCGCAACTGGTGTGGGGAACGTCACCGTGGCCTACAATGGCCCCGCCGGCGGGCCTGGACCCACAGGACCACAAGGTCCGAATGGATCACCTGGCAGCCCCGGACCTCAAGGCCCTCAGGGGCCTCCGGGCCCTCCGGGGCCTCCGGGACCCCCAGCTCCTCCTGCACCTCCAGGAAGCAGAACATTTTACTCGAGTGAGAATTGGACTGTTCCGACGGGCATCACTCAGTTTAAGATTTCTGCCATTGGCGGAGGTGGTGGAGGCGGAGGGTGCTCCATCTTCAACGGCGCCGGCGGTGGTGGCGGAGGACAGGTGTATCGTCAACCAGTGGGCATCCCACCGGGAACCCGAAATATCGACGTCACAGTCGGTGGTGGAGCCGGTGGTGGATGCAATGACGCTGGGCCTGGTGGACCGACCTCTTTCGGCGGTTTCCTTACTTGCACCGGAGGCGGTGGTGGGCAGGGCGGTCAAGACGCCGGCGGCGGTGACGGCGGATCCCCCAACGGCAACCCCCGCAGTGGCACCGGAGGAGGAGGCGGTGGAGTCAATGAGCTGTCAGGTTACGGCGGTGGAGGCCCTGGACAGGGCATGCAGCCGGGCTCGCGCAAACCTCCAGGCGTTCCAGGTCAAAACGGTTTGATGATCGTAACCTGGGGACAGTAAACCAGGGTAAAAGCTATTATCTTAGGTACTCATCATGAAGCGAGGACTAGTTTCCCCGAATCAAATTCTGCGCTCTCAGCAAATCTGGCCGTTGCAAACCGTCCAAGGTGCTCCGCTTGGGGCGTACATTGTGGATGTGGTCCCCACTGGAACTGAGTACACGGTTGCACTGCCTCTATTCTGGGTTGATGTTCCTGATACCGCCCAAGGCTACACCTACTATTGGGACAGCGTTGCCGAGCTCGCTATTGAAATCACACAGACTCTTTACTGGTTGACTGAAGATATTTCCTTCTTTGGCTCACAAGCGGAAGCGGTCAGGATTATTCCAGCAACGGGCACTCAGCCAGCTAACACGACCAATGAGCAACCTTTGGTTGGGGGAGAAGGTTCCGGTCTGTACTGGTATGACAATCAGTGGGTGAATTCTTGGTTCAGCCCGGAAGTTTACACCACAGTTCCTGAAGCTCAGGAATATCTTATTCAGCAAACCAATGTCGTGGCAGCAGGCGCCGTTAATACTCAGCTACGCGCATACTCCCTGATCCAAGTCCTGTCGGCTCCAGCACCCACAGATTTGATTAGCTTTGACTACGCTCCCATGAACATCGTGGATTATCAGGCGTTCATCGACGTTCAGGTAGCAGCTCGTGATGGCATTGTTAACGCCGCTACTTCTTTGAGCGACCTGTTTGACTTCAATCCCGCCGAACTGGACACAATTCCCTAACGCCACCTCGGGCCAACAACCCAACCCACAAGGGACTTTCGAGTCCCTTTTTTGATGGGACGGACCCGGTGAAGGGTCGTTGAGTCGAAAATTATGAGTAAGCCTTTCTGTTGGGGGATCTCATACATCTCATTCTCATAATTCATCATCTGAAACTGTCCGCCTTCATATTCGGAGGAGTCACTCAGAATCAACGAGAATGACAATTTACGACAAGCATCTGAGGGTTCGCCCTCATTCCAAAAAACGTTCTTGTTTGTGTTGGTGATGACTCCGTAGGTGTCTTTTGTCCCCATCGAATCGTCTCGATGCCAACCATAGAATTGTCCAGGTCCATATGTGGTGTACTGCATGGACTCGTTGTCGATATGGCTGATATCAAATCTAAAATTCTCTCTATTTGCTCTCTGAACGTAGTAAAATAAAAGTGGACCAATCCAATGATTGGTTAATAGCCAATTGATGCTTGAATTTCGAATGTCCATCTGGACCTCTTGGTCCTCCTCTACTCCGACCTCCGCTTGAACTTTTTTCGATGCGCCCTCGTCCAACTGATTGTGGAGTGCAGTCAGAATAGACTCATCGATGAATGTTTGATACCAAACTGATTGAAATGCCACGTCTTTTCGAATGTAGTGTTAAAAATCGAGGTCGATCTCGTCATCCTCGACTGGCTTGAATGAACCAATCAATTCCACGGGGGTCGCATAGCCTGAGGCGCCTTTCGATCGGTTGGCGCTGGCACAAACAATGGCGAATCGGGCGTGTTGATGGTGGAACGCTTGCCACGCTTCCCATAGTATAGCATCTTTGAACTTCTTTGCACTAGGAGGGCCCTGTAGAGAGATCTCACAGTAGGTGAGCATGTTTTCTGAGATGAACTCGTCTGCGAGTTGCGAGAAAGGTTTTCCGTGGTGGTCGATGTCCACTCTCGCACCCTTTCTGAGAAGTCGACCCGTCACCAAACACTCGATCGGGTAACTCGTCGTCTTCTTGTAGTCCTTGAGTTGCTGCCCCACCGCGTGTCGCATCGCCGCTTTCACCGCGTTGAAGTGTTTCTCCTCAAGTGTCGCCGTCGTGGCGATTTTCTTGGTGGGATAGAGATCCTCGACGAGTTTCGCCTTCGGAACCGGCTGCTTGGAGCCTCCGCCCTCAAGCGACAGCATCTTCACTCGCCGTCCACCGGCCATGTCCACGTAGCGGAGATACACCTGGGTGTCGACACGCTGTGCCAATTTCTCCCACCTTTCTGAAAGTCTGCACACGCGCAAAACAAACTCACGCGGCTCCCCGATGAGGCGCGAGTTTGCGCGGTTGTTGTCGATGATGCGGCTCACTCTCTTGGTGAATTCGCCTTTGTTTAGGCCGAGGGTTTCCCGAGCGGTCATCCGTCTACACTTGTACTGTAGAATTGTTACCCACACCCATGTGAGCCACAAGACATCCGTGCCCGCCGAGGAACGGATTTACTCTCCTGACTACAGGACTGAGCTGGAATCTCTCGAAGACCAACTCGTTGAAGTCACAGGGAGAATCAAGGAGTTTCGTCATCACCCACGAAAGAAACATTTAGAGACCGTCCTCCTTGTCAATCTCATTGTGACACCTCTGCCTTTGGGGGAATCTGTGCCGCTGACCCACCTTTGGTGTTTGACGCGGCACTTGAAGCGTTTAGGCATCTCCCTTGAGCAGAACGAGCGTGTGCGGTTCACCGGAACCGTCTACGCCTATCACCGTCTCGGCGGCAAAAGCAAGTCACGCGGACTGAAAGGAACGCACGACTTTTCTATTCTCCCAGTTGGGACATGAAGATCGAAATCTACGACCTTTGGCGTGGAGGAAACACAGTCTACTTCTGGACATTGTATGATGGACCAGATGGTGTCGACAAGGTGTCCGGCTACGCTACAAGCCTCGAAGAGGCAGCCACAAAAATACTCGACTGGAGGCAACGCATTGCAAACGACTACATCGAATCCATCTCTTCAGACGAAGAAAGCAGCGGCGAAACAGTGGGCAACGGAGAGGTTGGCTGATCCCAACACCGTCATCATTGACCTCGAGTCCACTGGGATTCTTCGACAGGATCCCAACACTGAGATCGTGCAAATCTGTGCCATCAACACCGCTGGCCGGCCTATTCTCACGATGATGCTGAAACCCGATCGTCCGATGTCGGCCGAGGTTCAGGGCATTCACGGCATCACAAACGAAATGGTGGAGGACAAACCGTTCTTCCTTCAGGTGGCGAAAATCATCGCTAAGTACCTCGAAGGCAAGCACGTCATCGCCTACAACGCCGACTTCGACATCTCCCTTCTGGTTCATATGTTCCAGAAATATGGCGAGTCCGCGCCAAAATTCGCCGGCGCCTCCTGCGCCATGGACCAATACTCCGCGTGGGTGGGTGAGTGGTCGACCAAAAAGAACGACGTGAAATGGCAAAAACTGCCAAACCTAAGCGGGATGGCAAGCCACGACGCCCTCTCTGACTGCCTCAGCACACTCAAAGTGATGCAGAAAATGGCTGGGTTGTTTGACGACGCAACCGAAAATGCTGACCTTATTGCTCTCGACTTCTGATGTCTTACACTTTCACTTACACTGACCCCAACGACGTTGAGGTTTCCATGTGCGTTCCAGAGCGCAGTATCGACGAGATGTGCGAGTATTTCCAGCGGTTTCTCTCGGCGTGCGGCTACATCTTTGACGAAGGCGAACACATTCGCATTGTACCTGACAAGTCGAAAAACGACGACGTCCTGACCTTCGATCGGTATTGCGGCGACTTCGGCGACGATAATTATATCTTTGTGGGCTCTGGCCTCCAGGGAGGTATGGGTGAAGATCACATTCAGTTCTCTTCTTACGCTGCCGGCCCCGTTCCCATCCCCGGCGCATCTGGTAAAGACATCATCACTTTTAGCTGATGGACAACAACAATCCCTGGTTCATTGAAGGGTCGAGCAAAGCTCGTCTTGTGAGCCACACTCCAGATCCGGAAGCCATGATGGGCTACATCGCCCGTGTTACTTCCAAGGATCAGTCAAACCCGAAGGTTGAGGGTCTGCTGAAATACTGTGCCAAGCACGGCCACTGGTCGGTGTTTGAGCAGGCGACCATGACGCTTGAAGTGGTGACCCCGCTCGCGATTGCGGTCCAGCTTCTTCGCCATCGCAGTTTCACCTTCCAACAATTCTCCGGTCGGTACGAGAATCAGGAGATGATGAAGGAGTACACCGATGGTCTATCGGCTCACTTCAACATGTTCTACGTTCCCGAGGAGGCGCGTGTCCAAGACCCCAAAAATCGACAAAACAGCGTCCCGGCGGGCATGGGCGACCTCACTGATGCCATGTGGAACACTATGGCGACGGCTTACACAGTCGCCCTCCACTCGTACCAGGACCTCATTCAACGAGGAATCGCTAAGGAGGTCGCTCGATTCGTTCTCCCGCAAGGCGTTTATTCTCGTCTGTACGTTACAGGTAGTTGTCGGAGTTGGATCCATTATATTGGTGTCCGTGATGACGAGGGAGTCGCCCAACACGAGCACTGTGAACTCGCCCGAGTCTGCAAGTCCGCCTTCAAGGAAACCTTCCCCACGGTGTACAACTCGCTAGATTGGAGCTATAATAAAAGTGTCGACGAAACAAATCGTCTCAATCGAGAAGTCTTAGAACTTCAGGCGGAGATTGCCGTACTTAAAGCACAAAAAGAATGACAGTCAGGCCTCTCCCCACGCGGACAAAACTCGAGGAAGTATTTGAGCTGGAGCGGGAGCCGGCGCCTCTTGTTGTTGTCGATTTTCATGTGTATGCGCATGACATCATGCGTTGGTACACCGACAAAGTGGCGAAATTGGTGTCAGAAGAAGTCGCCAAGAAACTTCTGCGCGCAGCGTGGGCGTCGAAGATTCAGCGCGGTCCCGACATGCTGCCCCGCCACTCGTACCGTTTTGTCATTGTCGCCGATTCCCGCTATCGTGACACTGGAAACTATTGGCGTGACAAGTTCATGACCGATTCCCCTGTTGTCAGTCAGGCGTGGGATAACTATGCTGAGGCTAAGGGAGTTGACAGGTCCGAGCTCAAAACTGCTTACAAAGGCACTCGAGGCGAGAAGACTGACGATTTCTGGTTAGTGTTCAATGAGGGGATGGACTACTGTCGAGAATACTATGGAGTGTTCACCCATGAGGGTTACGAAGCTGACGACTTCGCGGGTGCTATCTATCGCGCATCACGGGACCGGACTGAGGACGTCGTGCACCAACGACAGATTCTCCTCTCCACCCTCGACCGAGACTGGTCGCAACTCGTGGACGAGTCCCATCGAGTTTACTTCGCGAACACGCGTGTTCCATTCCCCGCTGAAAAGATCCAGGAACGTCTTGTCGGTGAGCTTGGCGTCAAGGAACACACCGCACACAAGATGGGTTTCGATCTGGACCACCCTAAAAATCTCGCTGAGTACAAGGTTCTTCATGGTGACATGGGCGATAACCTTCCGCCCGGGTCTCCAAAGTGTCTCTTCGATCTGTGCGATGCCAATCCTGACTGGAACATCGAGAACGTCTTTCAGGATTATGGAGCCCTTCTGGAGACACTCAACGATCCCAACGCCAACTGCCGTCCCGACCATTTCGATTCCTCACTCCGCGCTTTCGCCACTGTAGGTATCGAGGCACCGTTTAAGTTTTAGGGTAAAAGTACTACACGAAATACCGTGTGGTATGCACAGTCTTGATAGCCAATATCAGGTTCAGGCCCTTCGCGCCGTCCAGACCCTTCTGCAGGGTTCGGGCGGCGTTTTTGCGCGTATTCCCGAATCATACGCAAAGCATCTCGCTCATGACTACAGTGATGGTTCTGTGTCACTGCTGAGCAAAATCAACACATTTGAGTTCAGTCCCGATCTCGAGGACTGGCAGATTGGTGAGGCGTTGGAATCGCTTTCCAAGTCTGATCCGGCAGACTGGCCGTCTCTTGATGACATTCAGTCCGTCGACCTCGACCATGTTTATCATGGCGATCGCGGAACTCCCCGCTTCGACGACTTCGATAATTTCGCTGAAGTGTCGGATATGGAGTATGGAAATAAAGTCGCCCTCATGTTCAAATCGGCTATCGAGTCCGTGTTTGGACAGGAAGTCGATCATGTCGGCACATCGAAGGGTGAGCCGCCGTCGAAGAACAACCAATACTGCAAAGATGGCGACTGTTTTCGCGGAACTTTTGAACACGACGGAAAGAAATTCACATTCGAGCTCGTTCGTGATGAGAACGACGAGTGGCATTTAGCCTACAAGTTGGACAAGGCGTCTCGAGACAAACTGTTCAAGCCGGCGGCGGAACAGAAAAAGAAGGCGGTGAAAAAATAATGGCAAGTTTCGACTCGGTGAATGGGGGTCTCGTAGACAGCATTGTCGCTGGTCTCGGCAACAACACCGCTGCAGGAATCGAAAACATTGGGAGTGGGCAAAGCGCTAGTTTCGCTATCAATTCAATTCTCGGCGGAGTCGTTCAGGACACCACTGGATACTATCTGAATGAGGGACAGAACTACCTCCTCAGCCAACTCGGTTCGACACTTGGCAACTCGGCGCAAAGTGCGCTTGTCAATGCCGTCACCACACAGATCGCCACGGCTGGCATCAATCAGGCGATCAGATTTGTCAACGGAGTCATTCCAAATCCGTTCCTTGGCGGCAGCAACGTCACAACGGCCGGCCTGTCACAGCAGGCGGCTCGGGCAACGATCAGTATCCCCGACTCGATTTCATCGCAACTCGAAGAGGCCGACTACGGCGGAAGCACATACACCCTCTCCGACATTACATTCACACTCGTTCCAGCAAATGCTGGAGCGCAGACGGCGCAACCACCGCAAACCGCCCCGCTGGTTGACACTAACACCGCATTCAGCTCCAAAGCCAATCTTTCGCCGAAGGCTTTAAGCGTGTTCAAGGGTGACGCGGCTTACACTTTCCCAGCGACGGGCGCGACTCCAAATGCGTTCGGCAACGGGGATTTCTACAAACCGTCTACCACGGCGACATTCACTCCGGCTAAACCGATATGGTGAACACAGGTTTCAACGGAAACGTCTCCGATCTCGGAAACTACTCGGCCAACAGTGGACTGACTGGCCTCAAACTGAATTCTGACTTCACTAGCTACTGGGCTGCCGACAACGCGAAGGTGTTCCAACAGCCTTTCTCCACATCTCCAAATGTGCCCGACTATCAGGGCGATCTCCTAGCCTCGAATCCCGCCTCTGGGGACTCCGACGCTTGGACATTCATCACGGCGCCACAGTCGGTGAGTTATAGTGTCGCTGCGAGTGTCCAGCGCGTCGACATCTTCGGCACGAATGAGGCTCCCATCGTCGCCTCCTCACGCGGAATGCGCGATCTCACCCTCAGTGATGCGCTGATGGAGGGATTCACCCTTGGAAAGTCCGTTCAGAAAAATCTCGACGATCTCGAAAACTTGATGAATGTGGAGGTCGATTCAAAGAACGGATTCGTGAATGTGCCCATCTACAGTGTGTATGCAGGCGGCAAAACATATGGCAAGTATATCATCGAGCAAATCGATATCGATGAGCAGATGAGGGACACTCAGGGCAAAGCCACACGGGCGATGGTGGGTGTGACCTTCAAACAAGTTCCTGAGTATCAGGTCGGGACAGGAGTCGATCAAGCCGGGGCATCCACGGGCGGTCAGGCATTCGATGCGTCCAAAGCCAACACCTCCGCACGTAAGCAAGCAACCAACCTCGCGAGAAACAAAGGAAATGTTTCCGCTTCGACTGCGGCGACAAATGCAGCAAACAAAGCTGCTGGCGGAACCAACACGAATCCCGCTCCCGTCGAAGTGGCAAATCCAAGCCAAAATGTTATTCCCGGGCGCAGGTAGATAGATGGCTGAGAATACGCAAACATTTATACTTGTTGGTGATTTTAAGGATAACATCACCCCCAAGCTTACGAAGCTTAATCGCGAGATTGAAGCTCTCACGAAGAACTTCAGCAAGATCTCGACGAAGCTGAGGCCGATCAGTAAAGAGTTCGGAAACATGGCGGCGGCCTCGGAGAGGATGTCGTCTGCGCTCAAGGCCCAGCGTGGTGCATTCGATTCCAATATCCGCTCGATGAGTCAGTACCGCCGTGAGGTGGGCAAACTCCGTGCCGCGAACGACCAACTGGCGAGATCTCAAAGTAGAGCCGGTAGAGGCGGGCGTGGCGGTGGAGTTCCGCCGGCGGGGGCCGGTGGAGCTGGGCCGGGTGGGCGTGGCGGGCGTGGGGGTCCGGGACTTGCCGCGGCGGCTGGCGGTTTTGTCGCTGGTGAAGGCCTCGCCAATGGAATAACAAACGCGATCGTCAAGGGTTTTAACATCGGTGTGGGCATCATGAAGAAGCCCTTCACCTACGCCGCGAATGCCATCGGCGAGCGGATTAAGGATGAGATGTCCGACATCTCCTCTGCTGGCGGCATGTTCGCGGTTGACAAACGGGAGAATCTGGGCGTCTTCAAAAATTTCGATGACGCCCGTAAATTTCAGGAGCAACTGAACGCCCGTCTTGCCAAGTCTGCTGCCGCTCTTCCTGGTGAAACATCCGAGTACGTTCAGCAGGCGAAAATGCTGACCGACTCGATGATGATCTCGTTCGGTAAAAACAAAGAGGCGTTTACAAAATTCGCTAAGACACTGGATTCCAGCGTCAGCGGCGATCGTGATGCCCTTGGAGTGGTGACTCAAAAATTCACTGAGAAGGCCGTCCTTCTTGGTAAGGGAAGCGGTGGTAGCTCCGCCTATGGTGTCCCCCAGATTCTGGAGATGCTTCTCTCGCAGGAGAAAGTGAATGTTAAAGCTTTCCAACGATTCACGGCATATCGCGCGAACCCACTCTTCAAGAATGCTCTCGAAGCTGCGGAAGGGGAACTTAAGAAAACAGGCGCCAACTCCGCAGAACGCTTACAAATTATTCAAAAGGTTTTAGACCAAGCCATCCCGAATGAGGTGGTGATGGCGATGCAGAACTCCGCTGATGGCATCTATCAGGCGGTGAAGTCTGCTTTCCTTGACCCTGAAGCCGGTCTTCTCGGTTTTGGACGGAAAATTGACGGCATCTCAATCAAATCCCGAGACTCACTTGGCCGCTTTGTGAACTCTGCTGGTGAGGTGGTGGCCACTGCAGAGGAAGCTGCCACGGAAACGGCGTCTTTATTCCAGCTTCTTCGGGAGATTGTTGGCGGTCTTGTCCTACCTTTGACGGGTCTGACAGACATTCTCCCTCAACTTTACGATCCTCTTGCGGGAATCGCAAAGGAGATGGTCAACTTGCGTGACGTCTCCCAAGACTTCTTCAACGCCTTTAATAGATACACGGCGTGGTTCGAACAATACTCAAATCAACTCGATAAAGCCGGCAACAAACAAATGGGGAGCATGATGCGCGAGTCGAAAAAGGCTCGTGGAGCTCTCTCCGCAATCAACGCTCTTCTCAATTCTTTTGGCGCGATCGACGCAAATGAGTTTGAGAAGAATGCTCAGATGCTCAAGACAGTTGACACGAGTAAACTTGGTGAGATTGCCAAGACAATGTTCGGCCAACTCTTTGACTCCAAATTCATGGAGGATCTGGGCAATACGATCGGCAGTGTTGTTGGCTCCACTCTCAAAGCTGTGGGTGATTTCATGGCCGGGGTCAACAACATTGCCGAGGCTGGCCCATTCGCCAAAGGTCTACAGAAGGGATTCCAAAAGGCGAAAGGTGGCCAAGGCATCGCCTCAATCTTCCAGAGTCTTTTTGGTCTGATCGGAAAGACGCTCATGACGGTGTTCAAGAGTGCGCCCCTTGAGACATCTATTCTGGCCGCGTTGACCGTTGGGATGCCACTCCTTCAGGGTGCGATTACGACAGGGATGGTGAAACTATTTACCGCAATCGCTGGTTCTGTTGGAACAATGGGTCTCGCTGGCGGAATAGGCGGAATGGGCGCTACCATCTCGGGTTGGTTGGGTGCCGTCGGTCCCGCTCTCAGCTTGGTAGCAAGATTCCTTCCGCAGGTTGCGGCGGCGTTGGGGATCATTGCCGCCCTAGGAGGCGGTCTTGAAAATGGAATGCGCCAAATTAAGGAATTCTTTGGAGAAATCCTGTCCTCTCTTGGTGGCAGTCTCCAAGCCCTTGGAGATCTGTTTGGTCAACTCGCGACCCTCACTGGAGATTTAGTGGGTGGAGTCATTGAGCTGATTGGCGCCTTCTTTAACTTGATTCCAGGAGTTACCATTGCCAGTGGCAGTCTGGATCTACTGAGAATCGCGCTGATTCCGATTACGGCGACTTTCCAGTTGTTTGAAATGGGCCTTCGCGGATTGGTGGAGGGGATATCTAATGTTCGTCTCTGGTTCCTGAAGACTTTTAATTTTGGCGGAAGAAATAATGCCAAGATTAAGGCCGCGGAAGAAGAGCTCAAAACCAGCACTCAAAAACAAAACGAGTCCAAGCGTCGTATCGACGTTTACAACACCTCCATGCGATACGGTGGAGCGGCAGGTTACGCCAACGTTCTTCAGAAAGATGTGGCAGCCAAACAAGCCGAACTTGGGAAAGCTGGCCTTCTTAAGACCGAGAGAGAGAAACTCAACAACGAATTGGTTGCCCTCAATAAGACACTAGCCGAAGCACGTCGGCAGGCCGGCGGTGGAGCGGCCGCCCGTGGAAAGCCCATTGGTGGACTCACTCCAACCGCAGGCGCGCCAGCCGCTCAAGCCGCCGTACCTGCGGCAACCATCACCACCGCAGTCGCCCCACTCACAACTGCAGTTCAGGCGGGCACAGCATCTACCGCGGCTGTCAAGAACTCGGTCGATGCCGCCAGTAAAGCCGCCAGTGTCAAAGCCCAGTCCCAACTCACGAAAACAGACGCTCTCGTCTCGGCAATGAGCAGTGTCAAGAGTGCGCTGATGGCGATCAGCTCCAAAATCGCCACTCAGGCCACCGCAAGTCAGATCGCCCAAAACACCGCTCAAGCTCTCACCCTTCTGTCGCAAATCAACACCTCGGTGAAATCGTCTGGCATGGGCGGCGGCATCATGGGCCCGAACGGATTTTCCCCACCACTCGGCGGGGCCCAGGGGAGTCTCGGCAACGCGGCTGGAATGGCCTCGGCCAACGGTCTGCAGGTGACATCCAGCTTCCGCCCCGGAGACAAGGGCTACCACGGCGTTGGCCGTGCGATGGACTTCTCCAACTCGACCGGCCCCACGCCACAGATGATGGCATTCGCTCAACAGATGATCGCGAAATATGGTTCATCTTTGACCGAACTCATCTATTCTCCTCTTGGATTCAGTATCAAGAACGGTCAGAAGGTCGCCCCTCTCGCCTACGGTTCGCACTTCAACCATGTCCACGTCGCCTTCGCCCATGGTCCCGGAAATCCGCGTCTGTTCTCCTCAGCGCAGGCCGCTCAAGCCTACGAGGGAATGTACGCTCCGGCCGGCGCGCAGGTAAAAACCGTCACCGCCAACACTTCAGAAAATCTTGGTGGAACATACAACGTCACTCAAAATATCAATATCAGCGGAGCAGAAGATCCGCGCCGTCTTGCGGAAATGGTCTTCAACTACGCAGCACAAGCCGCACAACACATCAACAACTCTTCGTTCGCGTAATGGCCGGTTACTTAATCAATCCACAGGTTCAGGTCAAGTGGGGAGATCGAAATCTCTCCGCCTACACGCTTCCGGAATCAAAGTCGCCTCAGGCGATCGTCTTCAACACCAAGGTGGACATTTCCGGTGGTAGCTGGCCCACTGGCTCATTTAGCTGGAACCCCACAGGTCCCGCCTTCAAAGTGTATGAGGAATGCGTGACCAAAGGAAGGAACGAGATTATCACAATTCGTTTCTACTACGTGAATGGTCCGTATGTACTATTCAAGTTCCAGTACAACGGCTCAAGCATTAACTACGGCAAAGACATGTCGATTGAAGTCTCGTTGTCGTGTGAGCAAAGCGGCAAGAGCAATGGTGTGAGAGCGTCCGCGATGGACGACTACACTGACGGACGGTTTAACGCCAAGGGCAAGGATCTGTATGTGGCAGCAAAGGACATCCAAAAAGCATTCGGAAATCCGGTCCCAGTCCTGTGGTCCCAGGCTTCAAAAATTGACGCGAAGAAAATCTTTCTGGCTAGCTGGCAGTTCAAAGATCAAACGTTTGGAGCGGAAATCCTAAACATAGCCGCTCAAGCGGGACAGTCCGTTACCCTGAACAACATGTTCACGTCCGGGCAAGCCGCTCTCTTCCCACCTCTGTCAAAAGAGGGCAAGGATAAGGTGGACTCGGTGAAGTTTCCCCCAGGTCCGGGTGAAACAGTGAAGGCGGATCAGAGATACGGGTATCTCCTGGGCCCCGGCATTATCTCCTCATTCCAACGGTCAATGGAGTACCCTCCCCAGACTAAGGGTCAGAATAGTATCACGCAACCGACTGGAACGCCGAACAAGTCTAAAACCATTAACGCGCCAGGTTCTCAGCCGCTATCAACCCAGCAGCAGCAAGATGAGGCGCAAAAACTGGCGAAGAAAAATGCGGTGGCAAACCCCTCCTCTCCGACGGTCGTCAAGCAGAATAAATTCACGAAGAACGACGTAGGACCAGAAAATCAACAACTCATGCAGCAGGAGGAGGGGGTCAAGTTTCAAGCCGTTATCTTCATGTGTCCGTTGATGGTCGGTATCAAACCCGAGGACGTGATTTACATCGCCAGTCTCAAGACAGGCGACAAGCTCATTGAAGATTACAAGGTGAAATCTGTTTCCTACGCCCAAGACGGCGGTATGGTGAATGTGAATGTCTCGGCGTGCCGCACCGCAGGCCTTGACCACCCAATGAACGAAGAGGCGGCCAAGAAATTCATGGAGAAGGCCGACGGTCTGAAAACCATTGAAGACTGGACGAACTATGCCTGGAAGGAGCGCCTGAAGCAGTAGGTGTTCTTTCAGCCGGATGTGGTATAATAAAAATGTTCCCGCTCGGAAGTATGTCCGGGACTTTACGGGAATTTGCCCAAAGTTCTACTTGTCATGAAGCAATTCAAAGTCAATCCCCAACTGGACGACAAAAACCGCGCTCGTCTCGAAGCTCGCAGCTACCAGAAAGCGTACACCGACGTTCCTAACCGGGCGCTCCCTCCTACCTACAAGGAGGCACTGAGTGCTATCTACACCGGTCTCACAGGTAACGACCTGCCGGATGAAGGTTCCACCTTCACTGTACGCGCCGACGCCAACGGCACCTTCAAACGACTCTATTCCCCCACCGTGTTCTCCACTGAGGACAAGGGTCTCATCATTCGATGGGGCGACGAGGACATCGCTCTCAGCGTCGCTGACGGCAAACTGTCCGCTCCCAACGGTCAAAAGGGTCTGAAGCTGTCCTTCAAAGAGGACCAGATTGGCAAATACACCGAAGCAGTGCTGTCTGTGGCTTTCTCGGCTGGTGGCACACTCTTCTCCCTTCCGGTTCCCATCCGCTCCGCGGACTATGAGAATCGTGTCACCAGCGACATCCTCGATGTTCTGCTGAGTGAGAATCCGGAAGCCATCGCCGAACAGGTTGCTGTCGCAAGCGATCCTTCGAAGCGTGGCGAATCCACCGGTGAACGTCTGCAAGGACCGTTCGTCAAAGTGGCTCATATGCCTCTTGGCGAGTACAAGATCACCCAGTGTCGCTCGAAAGATAGCGACTATGGGATGCAGTACTACCTGCAGGCGATCGTCAACGAGCCCTTTACCGCTCCGACCCGCGCGCAGGTCGATGGTGAGTGGGTCGACACTGAGGTCGAGGTTAGCGACTTCGTCGTCGTGAAACCCAACAACGCACTGAAGAAGGTGCTGGCCGCAGATCCGGAGATCACGCCGGACAAGCCCGCCTACCTCATCGTGAAAGAACATGGTGAGTGGAATGGCTTCGCCACCGCCAAGTGCGTGCTCAAGTGTTCAGCATTCGTCAAGGACGACGATTCGTTCGACATCGACTTCTGATCACCGCGGGGGAGCTTCGGCTCCCCTTTCTCGTCTATACTAATACCTGAAAGCCGAAACAACTATGGCGGATCGCTACAGCGGAAATTCATTCACTGACCCACAGTCGGTAAGCATCGTCCAAGAAGCCAAAGAACGCAAGCCACGCGGTGAGCGTTTCAAGAAGGACAAGAAAAGCGAAGAACGCCCCACAGCGACAGCGCTGTCGGAACTCTACAGCAAAGGCGTCGCGCTTCTCAAATCAAACTTCTACACGGTGGAACTCTGCGAAGGTGCGGAGCACATCAATCATCGCATTCTGAAGCCTGCTCCCCCTCCGCCGGTGAAGGGCATCAACTATCCTGCCAGTTTCCAACCTCTCCAAGATATTTCCACTCTCGAGGATTTTGCCCGCATCGAGGCAGTTTTCGACGGTGCGGAGAGTGAGGTTCGAGATTTCTGGCAACCACTCTACCGCCCCAAAAGTGGAGAGAGCGATCTCTACGCATTCACCGATCGTCTGTTGAAGATGCGTCGGATTCAGTCTAATCAAAATATCCACGACGTCCTCGACTATGGTCAAACGTTTGACCCCGATGGGTCCCTCACCGGGAACCACTCAGTTCGCAATCCTCGTCTTTGGGTTCCTGCTCGGAAGTGGTTTGACCCTGTGCTTCACGACGTTGGCCTTGAAGATGTCTTCACCATCTTCCCACACGCGGAACGCGAACTGCTCAAACTCATCCTCGGACGAGTTGGCGTGGGCCGAGCGAATCATCTGCCGCCTGGATTCAGCACTCCCATAGACCACACTGCCCGAATGGCGGCAGTTGTCGTCGGCAAGGACGCAGGCCTCGGCAAGTCCACAGTGTTCAACGGCATGACCGCCGCTTTCTCGAAGTGTGGCTTCAACACTCACACATTCAAATCGACTGAAGACCGGTTCGGCATGAAAGCCGCTGCAACAGCAGACATCGCCTACAAAGATGACACCGCAATGAAGTCACTGCGTGTGTTCCTGTCGGCTGAGGAGACCAAAATCCTCATCACCAACGGTCTGTTCCAAACCGAGGAAAAATTCCAAAACGCCGAGCAAATCTGGCCTCGGTGCACAATCATCGTAAACTCGAACGACTGGAATGCGAACTTTGCCTACGAGCTTGACCCGGGGATTATCGATCGCATCAAGATCCTGTCAACCTATCGGGAGTACGAGGTCTTCAAGAATCAGAAGCACTTATCAGGCACTGCGTCGGAGGGTTCTCCGGACCTCAGGCCGCGTGCGCATATACCGTTTTTGGCCAACAAACTTGGCGTCTCTCAAGAGGCTCTTTACCTCTGGTGTCTCCGACTTGCCACTGACCGTTTCTGGGAGGTCATCACGGACACTGAGGATCCGGCAATTAACCGGCTGCAGGTTGAAGTGCGGTACTGGACGACGCGGCAGAGGATTCGTTTCAAAGCGGACGTTTCACAAGCGCTCGTCAACGCGATGGCATTCGCACATGCCACACGTTCGGGGGTGGAATCGTATGAGATGCCGGAACTGACTCCTCAGATCCTCGCTGATCACCTACAATCACTTTACTTCGTCGGTATCGATCCCAGTTGTGTCGATCTCATGTCGAAGATGAAGAAGCAGTGGGAAGCCGCTGGTCGACCGTCGACTCACTACTATCAGGGTTTTCGTGAACTGCGGTGGGAGTCAGTGAAGAAGTGCCTCGAGTTCTACGGCGAGGAGGAGATGACGATGTATAACAACAAGACAGCTCCCGAATTGGTAAAGACGATGATGGAGCGCATCGTAATGCGTGATGGCTTCAAAGTCGGCGGTGGCATGACCTATGTCATCGAGAATTGGGAGAACACTCGTCACGCAGAGGGTGAAATCCTCGAGGAGGCCGCGTTCCTCCTCGACACAATGGACACACAAGACCGAGAGCGTCTACTTAATCCAGCATCTAAACCTTACGACGAATGGCTCAACAATCAGAAATACTCACCAGACCGGGCCGAGAAGATCCGTCGTCAGGCGAAAGAGAAGGTCTATGGAGGGGTAAAATCATGATGACAATCACTGACCAAACCCCAGACATTGTGGACGCATTCACCTACGAGTCGCAGAAGCAACTGCGGCTGAAACAGCAGCTCGAGTCCGAAGGATTCACCTGCATTGACGACCCAGCGGGACTCGCGGACAAGATCGGTACCGTCCAGGATGTCGAGGTTCACTGCTCGATGTTCACCCCTCGTCTTCTCTGCAAACTCTACGCGAAGGGTTGCGAACAACTTGAGCACAGTTTCTTCCTCGTGCCTTACTGGCAAATCGTGAAGTGGCTCTACCTTCTGCCTAAGGAGAGCGAAACCTTCACTGGACGCTTCATCATCGGAGTGCGGCGAGTCTCCGAGAATGGCTACGTTCCCTCGCTCCGTCTTCCTTTGGGCTGATGAGTAACCTTTCTTCGGGTGTTCCAGCAGATCAGGATGGGGGAGACTCCGTCCGTCGTTACTTCGGTGACTTCTCCTTCGAGGCGAAGAACAAAGTGGGTAACATGCTTGAAGACATCGCCAAATATCCGAAGAGCGGCGGTTATCTCACCCCTCGAACTAAGCAACAGAAGAACCCGCACACAAGCGGCGATGCGTTCTTCCCCTCAGCCTCCTAAACCATGCCAAAGTCACAGCCGCTAAAAGACCCGGCTGCTTTTCTCAAGGACCTAGTCAGTGGGAAGGGCGAGTCTCAACAATATGCCACCGCGTTCTATGGGGCCAACCTGACATTTGACCCGAACGAGCACGCCCACTCCGACACACACTCCGACACCCTCGGGCTCCTCGGCCATCTCGCTCAAGAAGACGCGAAGTACAGAAAGCTCATCACATTTCTGTGCCATGGCGACGTTGTCTCCGATGTTTATCGATTCAAAGAGTACTTTGGATTGGTCGGAGTCTTTGCGTACGTCCGTAAAGACGCGGAGGGCTTTAGGGTCACCTTTTGTTTCCCGTTGATCAACGCAAATCGTTTCCATGTTGACGTAGAGATTCTGAGTCATATGGCTCTCCACTGGGCAAAGATCGCCCGCAAGGACACCGTGTCCGTGAGAGTTTTTATCGACCAGGCTTTTCTCCGCTGGGAGGACATGGAAGAGGAAAATCTCCTCTTCACCGAGTTCGAGTCCGACTAAGGTGTTCTGTCACCTTGGGACTGCTAAATTAAACAAAGCCACTCATCTCTCATGAAAGCAGGCGACATGACCCTCGGCGAAGTTCGCCGTCTGGCGGCCGGAATCGAGGAACTCAATCTCACCCTCTCCTTCATTCAGGTGGAAGAAGGACTTTTGGAACTCGAGGCGTGTTGGGACGGCTTTCGTGACGCAGCAAACCACTTCGGTCAGGAATTCGATGACAAACGAGATTGTGCAGTTCAATTTGGACTTTCCGTCGCAGACTTCTACGAGTTTTCTGAACTCGTATCTCGATAAGTGGGACCGAAGATTTCTCCGCATTGCCCACGAGGTGAAAACGTGGAGTAAGGATCCCGGAACCACAGTTGGTTGCGTCATCGTCAAAGACAAGCGCATCATCGCGACCGGATACAACGGCTTTCCGGCCAATCTCTCCGATTCGCTCCCGCTGTATCAGGATCGTGACTACAAACTCGCGATCACAATACACGCCGAGAAGAACGCTCTGTTCAACGCGGCAAAAAACGGAGCACTCACTGAGGGGTGTTCCGCATACGTAACATTTCCTCCCTGTAGTCAGTGCGCTGCAGCCCTGATTCAGGCGGGAGTGAAATTCGTGTTCTGCCCAGATCCAAGGATGGCACCGGAGCGGTGGCAGAAGTCTTTCAAAACGGCTGGTGACATTCTCGCCGAAGCCGGGGTGAAAACCTTGTACTATTCTGAGGCTGACCTCTATGGAGACCAGACAGTGTGAGACTTGCGGTGCACGTTGGATGGGCGGGCAACACTATTGGACGACCGGGAAACCAGGAAACGAACTTGATTTGGCCGGTCTCGTCTGCAATCGCCTCCCTTCTGACAAACCCTGCGCCAACCCTTTGAGAGGAATGGAGGGTGGTCAGACATGGGAGTCGAGAATGAGAGAAGTAGACAAAGCATTGGAAAGAGGCGGGATATAAGCCAGTTCGTGAACTGTCACAATCTATCACGGTAGACCCTTCAATGTTGTATAATAAGATATGTAAGCCAACCAAACAACAAATGGCCAACCTAACCCGTGAGCAGGAACTTGACCTCGTTGCCCGGACAAAACTGGGTGATCGACGTGCGACTACCGAACTCATCCGTAAGTATGAGCCACTCATTCATAAGTATGCCCGGAAGTACGGCTGGATGGCTCCTTCTCACAGCTACGAGGATCTCGTCCAGGAAGGGCGCCTCGCCGTCTATCGCGCCGCCCTCGCCTTTGAGCCCGAGCGTGGCTTCCGCTTCCTGACCCTCGCGTTCGCCTACGTTCGTGGTGGAGTGCAGGGCCTGGCTCGTCGTGAGTATCGTCACCCTCGCTACACTACTTCAGTGGAGCAGAACGATCTCGCTAAGCGCCTTGAGGATACCAATCAAATCCAAGAGTTGAAGATGGATACTCCCACTGAGAAGGTTCTCAATATGATGAACACCATCTGTGGTGGTCTCGAGACGAAACGCGCTCAGATTCTGTGTGACAAGTTCGGCCTTTTCGGTCGCAAGGAGCTCCGTAATGTGGAGATCGCCGAGAAGTACGGTCTGACCAAACAAGCTGTGCAGTCCTATATCGTGAAATTCCGCAATCGGGCTCGTAAGCTGTATCCTGAACTGGAGGCCTACGTCTGATGAAAGTCAACAAGCGTGCACTGCTTGAGCGATGCATCGAGGATGGGCTACGTGACGGTTGGCGACGAGCCCACAAACACGTCGAGCAACCGACCGAAGCGGGCATGAGGGAACGCATGTGGGACGCCATCTGGCTGCACATCGATGAATACTTTGAGTTCGAAACTACCAATGACACTAACTGTAACCAAAATCTTTGACTACGACTGCCCAGTGTGCAGTTTCATGGGCGCTTTTGACGGTAAGGTCATCTTTGACCTGGAGCCGTCGACGAACATGAAAGCGCTGCCTCTTGAGAAAATCCTCGATAGAAATAACGAGGATCCCTTTGAGTGCCTGATTGCTCAGTATACCGAACGGTACGCCTGTAACGACGATTACACCATCGACCTCCCGGTGTATATCTTGACGCAGGGTAAAAAATATGTTGGACATGTTGGCGGTGAACACTCCCAACAATCGCTGAAAACCCAACTTCAAGAGCTTGTCAGAAATGCGACGGATTCGGAGGGTGAGCGTAGCTCCAACTAAGGGGGGTCTCTTCGAGAACGCCTTCGTTTTTGATGAGACTGAGAGCGAGATGGAAGTCCTTCTCGCCGACGATGAGCACTTTGAGGTGCTCACTTTTGACAAGGATTCTCTTGTCAGCACGTGCGGGAAATATCAGATTCCGCACATTGAACTTTGATCTTTTGGGAGCTTTTGTGAATTGGAAAGACGAGGTGAGAGTCTGGGGCGACACGCCTTAGCCCATATCAGCGGTGCAAACTTCGCTGATTTGAATGATGAGCAGAAACTGCTCTCAGCGTTTAAACGCACCGTACTAAACTTTCATCTCGAGGCGCTGTACGAGCCTCAAATTCATAAATTCAACCCCCAAGGCATCACAGGCATAGTTTTGCTAGCTGAGTCCCACATCAGCATTCACACGTGGCCCGAGCGTGGTGAGGCTGCCGTTGATGTGTTTACGTGTGGCACTCACGACTCACGGCAAATTGTTGAGTTTTTCTGCTCTGCAATCACGCAATCCCATGTCTCAGTTATGGTGGTGGAGCGATGACCAGCAGAAAGAAACTCGTCAAACGAGCACTCAAGCACCCATCACTCTACAGCCCTGCCGAACTCGAATTCTTCAAGTTCTGGCTTCAGAAGAAAAAAGCCGCAAAGAAAGCGAAAAAGAAAGCCCAGGATTGAGGTGTACTTAGGTTAACAGTTGTTACACTATTGGTGTACTACGCAGCTCACTTGTGACTGTTACCTCCAATGATCGCGGCCAACAGAACATGTGGGCACGTGAACCTCAAATGTATCTTGATCCCTCCGCTGAACAACAAATGAAAGACGGCATCTACGAGACTCACAACGAGCGTGCTGAGCGACTGAACGGTCGCGTGTGCATGGTTGGGTTTACGGCTGGCATTATCAGCTATGTTTTAACCGGCACTCTCGGATTTGGTCTCTTCTGATGCTCTGTCTCACCGACGCAAACCCCGACACAATCTGCCAGCTGTTGACCGACACTCACGACTGGCAAACCCTCAGCGACGAACTCATCGCTGTGGCCAAGGGGAGAGTGAAGGTGAAGGCAATGGAAGAGCATCACATCGAGCCAGCGAGGGAGGAGATCATCTTTCTCTTCCCTCTTGAACACCTCGCGATTCACATCTGTGAAGCGAAGCTATTCCCGAGCGACTCCTCTCACGCCAAAGTCGGGGCATTCGTAAAACCATTCCCCGGATCTTATCGCAGGATTGTCGCCCTCCCAGACGAGGCACACGATCTCGTCCTATCCTTCGGTCAGACCCGTCCCTCAAAGACAGTCGAGGAGATGACCCGAATCGCCAACCTCCCTCAAGCAAAGCTCGCCCAACAGGAAACTGGGAAGCGAACAGGAGCGGAGAATGGAAAAAAGTCTGCACCAAAAGTGTCGGCGAAACTCAAAGGGAGAGAAATTACCTGGAGCGAGAAAATCTCCTCGGAAATCTTGGCCCGTGGGGTGTACATCTGCGAGAAGTGTGGCAAACAAATGAAAGACATTCCGGGTAACATCCTCCAACATCAACGCAGTCCCCGATGTATACCACAATGACACCTTTGATTTTTACTGTCACCTCGGTCGCCTTCTTTGTGCTTCTGGCATACTCGATCAATCAACTGTCCGAGACTTACTGAAATGGACCAAGCCAATCCGACCGAAATCTGGTGGCCCCGCCCCTCCGCTCTTGACGACATGACCGTGTCGTTCACTGATCAGGAAGACGGCTCCTCCATCATCCATCTCGACGCCCCCGATGGTACCGAGTGTGCGGATTGGCTAGACTATTTCAACGAGACTGAGGAACGCAAGGCGGCTTTCGAGCGAGCCTTCATCCAGTCTCTCCTTGATCAAATCACAATGCTTGAAAATGGCAAAACCCAAGGGATCCCTGACGAACAAAGCGGAAATCACCCCAGTGGTGAAGAAGACGTCACAGGGACGGTCTAAGAACACCAACCTTGCAGCCACCTCCCGCAATGCGCGCAAAAAGCGTTACAGGGGACAGGGGCTCTGAGGGTAAAATCGACTATCAACTTGGTTACTTATGAAGCGCTTAGCACTTCTGGCAACCACTGTCCTGTTCGCAGGCGCAAGCAACGCGGCTGAGATTCGTAACTCGATCACACATAGCATTCAACTCAAAGTCGCCCCCCAGGTGGTTGTAAGCACTCCCACCGCAGACAGCTACAGCGTGAGCGGAAGCAACGTTGATGTCACAACACTGGGGAAGATCGGAACCGCCGGTTCCTATGCCATTGACACGAATGGCGCCGCTTTCAGTTTCACTGAGACTGAACTGACGGCTGGAACCACTACCACCACCCAGTCTGGTGGAACCGCCGGAAACTTGGCAGGAACCATCAACACGACCGCTGGTGGCTCTCTGACAGTCACCGCTGGTGGGTCCGGTTCGGAGGCCATCGGTCAAACCGCTATTGAGTTGAGCGTCTTCCAGTGAAAAATCTCCTAGTGGCTCTTATGCTGCTAGGTCTCCCTGTGGGGGTGGCGGCTCAGACTGTCACCCCCAATTTTACTAGGGGCACTGTAGATAGCACAACCACAACAAAAACTACCGTCACCGAGAGTATCTACCAGATTGACTACTCAACTGGATACTCTTACAGCGTGACCGGAACTAACATCAACATTCCCGGCAAACCTCAAGAAGGAGCAGCGTACAGCATTCAGACCCAGGGAGCTCCGTTTCAATTTAGTGAAACTATCATGCGACCTGGGGTCGCGAAAGAAACATGGGTCGATCGAACTACCGTTCAGGAATCCTTTACGCAATCGCTCTCTGTCTTCACCCAGTGAGTGTTCTGGCTCAGGAGAAGCCTGTTACCAACATCGCTGCACCTCAAGCGTCGTCCAGCGGAAGTGTCGTTAACCAGGGCGTTCAAGTGTTGAATGGTCCCTACATGCAGCAGATTTATGGTGGAGGGGTGGCCTGTCAGACATCCTCTTTGGCAATGACTCCGTTCATCAGCAGCATGGCCAATTATCCGTGGGACCCCACTCAGTACGGGGCTCACACACTCAGTCCGGGGATGGCGATGACAATGAATTTCCCGTTAGACGGGGGCGCCGTGGAGTTGTGTAAGGAGCGGGCGAGAGTAGAAATTGACCGCTACAGAGCCGAAGCCGCGAAGGCCAAGCTCGATTTTGAATTGGTTCGTTTGTTGAAGTGTGGGGAGGCGATTAAGTCGGGAGTGTCATTTCATCCCAAGTCGCCCTACGCGGCAGTCTGCGCCGACATAGTCGTCAGCCCAAGGCAATCCGTGCCGACAGTCGTCGCGCCATCTTCTTCGGTGGTGCGAAGTAATTAAATCGTTTGGCGCCCTCTCTGCTGAACATGTCACGGATGGGTTCGTCGATGACAATCTTATGATCGGCCTCGTAGAGTTCGTCCGATTCCACTGTGTCGCGGAGAAATTGCTCAGGGTTGGTTATGCGAGTCGCGAGAGTTCGAACTCCCTCGCTGGAATACTCAAGCACGGTTATTTCACCACTTTCACAGATCATGTGAATCACAGGCTTAACGGCACGAAGTTTGATTTTGAATTTCTCTCTCACCGCCTTCGTCGCAGCCTCACCCACGACCCTACGCGCTTGGTTGAATACCAGCGCAGTTGCCAGCGTCACGGATGTTCCAACGATCGCCGTGACTGAAGCCTGAGCGACCTCCTGCACGCCTGGGATTTTGATGTCATGACCGACGACTGAAATGACGGTCCCCGTTGTGGGTTGTTCGACGGGAATTACAGGGACAGGCGGAGGAGGCGGAGGTACTGCAGGAATTGGAGGTGGGGACGGAGGAAGATTTCGGTTCGCGTCCGGTTTCTCTTTTGCCGGTTCTGCAGGTCTTTGCGGCGTTGGAGTCCCAATGGAAGGAGGCACGAAAATGGTGGGATACTCCAAAGTCGGCCGGGGGATGTCCACCACCGGCCGCGGGATGATGAGTTGAGGGAGATCCGGCCGTTCGGTAATGGGGGGCGGCAATCGGTCCACAACTGACGGCTCAACCCTTGGGATGCGGGCGCCACCAATATCTATTTTGGTGATCTTTTCCATATCTCACTTTTACCCGTGGGTAAAAACCAATCACGGAACACGCTACTCTCATGTCCAACTTGGGCGGCTTCTCTGAAGAAGCTCTTCAACTTTTTCAACTCGCTGCTTCTGAGCAAGGGTACGAATTTAGTGAGAAAGAAGAGAATTATGACTTTTCCCGCTGTGTAAGGCCAGATGGGAGCGCATATGGAACGGGGGGAACTTGCCGGAAAGGCTCTCAGCAAGAAAAATCCCCGTCGGAAAAATTGAAGGAAGCGTCGGCTAATAACCCGGCTGTGGCGCGTCGCGAAAAAGACAAAAAACTTGCTGCAGAAAAGACCCGAGCAATGTACGAGCGCTCAGCTCAGCGTAGGGCAGAAGACGATCGACAAAAGAATATCTCTGACGCGAAAGCCCGCGTTAAAGAAATCCAGGAAGAAATTAAGAATCGCGGCCCTCACTCAAAAGAGGAAAAGGCTGACTTGGCCCGACAACTGAAAATGGCCCAAAATAGCCTGAATCGTTTCGAGACGGGAAAGGCGATGACCCGCGAACAATTTCAGACTGGTCTGAAGAAAATGTCTGCCAAGCAAGAGGAAGCCGCCAAAGCAAAAAGTCCGGCCGTCGTGAAAGAAAAACTGACTAAGCAAGAAGAGGCCATGGATCGCCTGGCAAAAGAAATCCGGGGTCAAGACGGACCTGCCAGGTACCAGCAGATCGAGAATTACAAGGCTCTCCATAAGGAAATTCTGGAGTCCCGCAAACGTCTTAATTACGGCCCCGGCAACCGTCCAGACCTGGGCGGAAAATACAAAGACCCCAACGACATTAACAAACAGTACGACGACCTTAAAATCGACTAAACCATGACATTTCTCACAGTTCTCGCCGCGTCGTTCCTCGGCCAACTCGGCGCCTTGTGGATCATCGGCACTTTAGCCTATAGGCAACAGGAAAAGAAAGCAGAGGCTATTCAGAAAGCTTTCGAGCAAACAGTGAAAGAGATGGAAGAAAGGGAAATTAGGATGCGCGAGTACGCACGCATGGAAAGCTAAGGTGTACTAGACCCCGACTATGTTATAATGTAAGAGTAAGCAAAACCACGCTCATGAACATCTTTGCCGTTGACGAGGATCCGATCATCGCCGCACGTGCCTTGCCCGACAAGCTCGTTGTGAAAATGCCGGTCGAGTCTGCACAGATGCTTTGCCCATGGGCGTTCAACACTCACGGAGTTCTCATCTCCAAACCCCAAGGCGGCGTCTACGGCACAAAAGGTTACGCTCATCACCCCTGCACTCTGTGGCAGTACGAGGATCCAGCAAACGTCGCGTGGCTTCTACTCCACGCATTCGGTCTCTGCGGTGCGTACACAGAGCGTTACGGTAAAAATCACGGCATACTTCCAGCTCTCTTCCAGATCGCTAACCTCTACGAGGAGAAGCACGGACTGCCGTCAGAACACTTCAAGCATCACACCCCGTTCGCACTGGCAATGCCCGCCCAGTTCAAGAACGAGGACGACCGAACAGGGTCGTATCGTCGCTATATTAACGAGACAAAGGGTTACGCCGTGTGGCGTTACTGCGAACCGCCAACTTGGTGGAACGAGGAGCTGCACGCCCCAGTCCGTGAAGAGTACGAAAACCAGCGGGCGCTCAAGCGATCGAACAAAGTTAAG